GGTGAGGAAGTAAAGGCCGTGGAAGAGGCCAAGCCAGCAGAACCAGTCAAAGCACCAGCCAAGCCCGGAACACAGAAACAGACGCCTCCAAATCACGTTGAGGCCCATGCAAAAGCAGCAGAGGCTACAGCCGTAGACGGTGCAAAGCCCATGGTGTACAACGGGACCGTGGAAGGAACTGCGTACTTTACGGACCCCGAACGTGGTAACACAACGTACACGCTTTCTGAGAAGGAAGTCACGCCTGAGAACTTGATGATGCGCCGCGACCTGACTCCTCCGCCAGAGATCGCTCCGGCGGTAAGAGCATTTCAGGAAGTAGCTGCGCCGTCTCACGCCGAAGGCGAAGTGCCCAAAGTTAAGACTCCTAAAATTGAGGCCCCGCCGCCTCAAGAATCTAGTACTCGTGTTATAGAAAGTTACTTGAACACCAGAAATAATCAACGTGTTAATGTGATAGAAACTACTGAAGGAAGGCGTTACATTGAATATCCAGACAATATATCAGAACTATCGGGAGCAGGAACTGGAATTTACAGCAAAAGTTTCATAGATGACGCTGTGTCAAGAGGCATATTGAAAAAAATAACAATAGTTCCACTAGGCTCAGCCGAAGGTGTTGGAGAACCACCTCTTCCTAAGAGCAAGATTACGGCAGGAACACCTGAAGCAGACAATTACATCAAACAGTTCAAAGAATCTCACCCCGAAGCTGTCGCGCCTAAAGCAAAGGGCGTCGCTCCGATGACAGACGAGGAAATTCTTGCCACACAGCAGGCCAACAAAGGCACCATGGATTTCCGTGGGAAGTTTGACAGCGAGGCCGAGGCGCAGAAAAAGATCGACACCAGCGGCGAAAAATATAAGGGCTGGAAGCCGTTCCAGATCAAGTACGGAAACAGGGCTGGTGAATGGCGTATTGCACGACCGATTATTACTAATGAAAATCTTAATTCATTTGATATTAGTAAAGAGGAAGTAATTTTCGGCCATGAAGCCGCAGGCCATTGTTTAATGGCAGATATTACTGATACACCCACGAAAGAAGGGATTGAATTTACTCCGACAGGGGCACGCACACGTATTGATTTTGATAAAATAGTCCAAGCAGAGGCAGACCATCCTGAAGAAATAAGCAATCTGTTGGCGACGTTTGCGGGAACTCGTGCTATTGAAATTGGGAAAAATAATCCTATACAAAGCAAACTTCTTACATTTGCAGCCGGGCCTCGTATAGACGAGATCATGGGTTATACTAGTCGTAATGCAGACATGAATGTAATTGGAAGCGACGGCTACAGATTTAAGAAAGTTTTAGAGGCGTTAGGAATACCGAAAGAACTTCACCAGCAAGCGTGGGACACATATTCACAGCACGCTAAGGAATTGTTGCGTCATTATCCAAACGCCGTCAGTCAGGCTATTAACTTCTTTAGAGACCCTGAGAATGTTGGTCGGAGGAAATTTTCTCAGGAGGAAGTGCAAAAACTCGTTAATGATATTCGTGGTAAAGAAGCTATTCCTGACAGAGTTAATGATGCTCTTAAAACTACTGACCTCGAAGCTCGGAGACAAAAGTTTTGGGACCTAATGAAAGATCAGCCTGTTGAGGACGAGTCAAAGCTCGCTTACCAGAGGAAGTATGGTCCGACCGGCGGAGAAGCGATTTGGCTGGCTAAACAAGCTATGAAAGGCGCGGACGAGCATGCCGCTGCTCCAATAAAAGGAGCAAGCACGTTCGCCAGCAACACGTCTCAGGCTCAAAGAATGAAGCGCCTTGAGGCCATTGGCAAAGCTGGAAGAGGGTATTGACATCCGCTTTTAGTTTTGCTATACTGTAAGGAGGTGAGTTATGAAGGAAAGAAGAGGTGATATATGCGCCCAGATGAGTTAGAATTTCAAAAGCTGTTGGGCAGGCTACGGATGTTGCCTGAGTCTGAGAAGGCAAAGATTCGGGAACGCATCTACAAAGACATTCGCATAAAGCCGAAGACTACAAACTCCCCTAAAGAGAAAAAGTAACCTATATGGTTATTTATCTAATTCGCAACAAAATCAACGGAAAAGAATACGTCGGACAGACTGTGCAAAGTTTAGAACGACGTTGGCAAATCCATTTGTGTGGAAAACAACAAGCTATTGATCTGGCTATTAAGAAGTATGGTGCTGAAAATTTTGAATTATCAACATTAGCATGGCCACGAACTTTAGAAGAAATGAATGTTGGAGAAGAGGCCCATATATTTTCACGCCATACGATAGCTCCGAAGGGATACAACCTACTTCCCGGAGGCAACAATCATCGCCCTACCTCCGAAACTAGAGCCAAACTTCGAGCATCTCGTGCTGGCCAAATACGCCCTTCTTGTACTGAAGAAACAAAATTAAAAATGAGACTAGCACATTTGGGAAAACCCGGAACCATGTTGGGAAAGAAGTTTACACAGGAACACAGAAAAAAATTAAGCATTGCGGCGTTTAAGCGCGAAGCAGTAAGGAGACAAATTCGTGCCTCTTCCAATATATGAAGGAGGGTCTTTAGCTAGAAAGATAGACGCCTACCAGCCCGACATCGAAACGCAGATTCGCATCGAGCATGAGATTTTGCAAGCGCAAGAGGCTGCCCCAAGCATTTATTCTAGCCATGTCTCAAAAAGAGCCAAAGATGCTTGGGAAGAAAAATTTTTTTTGAACTGTGAGCGCCATCGTCATTTCCGGGTTCGAGACCAAGATGAGATTACTTCGGAGCGCCCCGGGCGCCGTCTGCACATTCAGCAGTTCGTACAGATGTTGAATACGCTGCCACGCAGACGCTTCATTCTCAATTCTTGGGGAGTGAGGGGCATGAGGGGCCTGAATGCCAGCGTAGGAGGCGGCAAACCGCGCTATGTACTGGCTCTGGATGACGGTGTGATGCCGGAATGGTCCTACATTACCCTTGACGAGCATGGCCTGCCGAAGAAGCTCGCGGCGCGAGGCTGGCGGGCGGTGTTGCTCGTCTTGCTCAGGTCCGGCCTGATTACGGAGTCTGAAATGCAAAAGCTGTTCGGCTTCGCCACAGGGACGCCCGGCGCATTGTTTCGGAAGTATCTTTTTGAGCAGCGCAACCATCGGTTTGCCGATGGAGAGGAGTGGGTCGAACGTGCCCGCATTCGACCGAATGAGAGGTATGAATGACGAAGGAAAATTTCGAGAAAGCACAATTGTTTATGAAAGTCTGGCAGGAAGCGGGCCATCTTGGTGAGCAGGCAATGATGGCAGTGGCCTTTGCTATTAGAAATAGACAAAGGGCTGGGTGGGAAGGCGGGTTCTGGCTGAAGGTGATCGAATATGCTGGCAGACTGCGGTATAACGATGCCCCACTTAATTTGGACTGGCCGGACCTGAGAGACCCAATTGTGCATCGGGTCTTGGCGAGGATTGACGGCGTATATGATGGGTCTGCGTCCGACAACCTTACGAGCGTCACAGCGCCGATGCCCATCGAGCGGTATGCTTGGCAGGGCGGAGATTCCGCGCAGGTTCGTACTGGAAAGTATTGGGCGGAACTCTCGGGCATAACAAACAAAGAATTTTTGGAAAGAATTGTTCGGGACCCGGCAAGTCACCCCAAGACTTCTACAGTCGGAAGTCTGACGTTCTTTGCATAGGAGCGATACGATTGCCGCTGTTTTAAGAAGTTTTCTGGTCTGAGGGAAAATTCTTTTGCCATGCTTCGTTGACTCCAGCCGCCGTTGTAATAGTTTGAATCGCTATACGTCCTACCCATTCTATCAAAGCAGGCACAAACCAAGCAACAACCAGAATCAATCCCAAAAATACCCAAATAGCCCCATCTAAGTTGTTCATTTTTTCCTCCGTTAGCCTTGGTCTATTGTTCTTCCTTTTGGAAGTACTTTTACTACTTTTCCTGTTTCATCTAGCTCCGTCACATGGCCATCTCGCATTACATATTGGTGGTTAGACGCGATGTTAGGCCGGATATTCATTAAGGAAGGCTTAGTCAGCGTCTCTTGCGTGCGGTAGTCGTAATGATACAAAGGAACGTCGATCATAACAAAGGTTTTAATTTTGTTAGAAATTTTAGCACTCCATGCAGCGTCTTCCCCTTTTTGAACATCTGGAAACTTTTCAGACTTCGCAATGCTCGCCTTTGTCGGGTTCCAGTGAGCTGTTCTCCCACCTGTAACAGTCTGGTCGGTGTCTTTCACAAACCAAAGCGTCTTGTACTCAGGAGTACGCACTAACAAGCGAGGCTTTTTGTAAATGTCTTCTGTCCAGAAGATGGTCATTCCTATTACGTCAACATCTGGATGCGAATGCAAAGTATCTATGATAAGTTCCAAATAGTCTGAGAATACACGGTCATCATCGTCGATATAGCAGAGGTGGGTTCCGTTTGCCATATCAAGTAATTTATTACGCTTTGCACCTATCGTTATTTCGCCGTTGTCTTCTAGCGTTATGATCTCGACTTCCTCGGGGTTCGGCAATGCATTCTTTTGTGCATTTAATCCACGCAGTAGCCTATTAAACTTTTCTTTTCGTGAGGGCACCGTAGGAATAAGAATACTTAATAATGGTTGCTTCATGATTGTTTTGCCTCGATATACTCCAAAGCCCTAGCCAGACCTTCTTTAAGCGTGATCTTCGGCTCAAGGCCAAAGTGTTTTTGTTTTGCGGTGTCTCCAACCCTTGCAAAGACGCCCTCTGGCTGGTGTATATTACCGACCACTTGTGGAACGTATCCGCACAACTTTGCAGCGGTGGAAGTCAGCGTCTTTATGCTGGTGGCTATTCCGGTCGAGAGGTTGAGGGTATCTCCCGCGTGCATCACGTCCATGGTTTTGAATATGCCGTCAACACAGTCTTCGATGTGAATGAAGTCCCGAATCTGATTGCCGGTCCCCCACACCATAATGATCGGGGAGTGCCGGTAGTCCAGCACTCGTTTGCAAATGCTCCGGTAGTCCAGCACTCGTTTGCAGATGCTAGGGAACGGATAGGTCATATCTTGATCTTCTCCGTACCCGGAGAATGGGCGGTACACCACGGAGTCTAGCCCGTGTTTTTCGTAGGCTAGGTGGGCCAGAAATTCATGCGTTAGCTTCGCCCATCCGTAGCTCATGTCCGGTATACCAATCTCTTGTGCCTTAAAATCTAACATATTTTCTTTTAATAATAATATGCCTCGTATATCCTCGTTTTGCAGACAAACGGGGTATGCGGCGCTGGAACTGAAACACAGCGTCTTGCGTGGCCGAGCCTTGGCTGCCCATTGCCAGTACGCGGCGTCGATGGCTAGATCCTCTGCTACGGCGAGAGGGTTGTCTTCGATCATAAGCCGACCACCGACAATGGCGGCTAGGTGGACGGCGTAGTCGAACTCAGCCTCCATGTTGTGAGCGAAGTATTCCCGGCAATCCATCTTGAAGAAGTAAAAGTTGTTGTAGTCGTAAGGCATGTAAAAGGGCCATTTAACGGGGTCAATCGCTCCCGTTTTGGGTACGAGCGGGTCCACAACGCATACTTTGTCGCCTCGGTCCAGAAACCGTTTAGTGATGTGGCGTCCGACGAAGCCCGCGCCTCCGCTAATTAGTACGGTGTTCATTGTGTTTTCTCCTGTGGTTAAATCTCTGCTTTGAAAAAGCCGCGAGCACAGTTTGGAATACTAAAATCGGAATGCATCGGTTCTAAAGAAAGCAAGGTTATATTACTAAATCCTGCAATCTTTAACCAGCTTATCATACAAGGCACGTTCGGTCCTGTCCAACATGAAAAGTCGGTGTTACATTGGTCAGCGTCATAAAAGGCGCAGGCCGGAGTTTTGACCTCTTGCAAATCAATGTGTCCTTCGATTAAAGCATACTCTTTGCAAATTGCTCTAACCTTTTCAAAAGCTAAGAGAGGGTGTTTTAGATGGTAATAAACCCCAAACATAAAAACAATGTCGAACATTCCAACATTTTTTGGGTTTATATCATATACACTCATTTGCATGGATTCTACTTTTGAATGTAAAGCATCGTGAGCAAAATCAAAAGGCTCTTTTGAAGGTCCGGTTTTTACAAGGCTAGGATCGTAAAAATATCCTAAGTCTCCTTGTGATGTATCCCATTTATCAAGAGCAACAACTCGTGATGCGCCTCGTTTTTCTGCTAAAAAAGAATTGAAGCCATCCCACGCCCCAATATCAAGAATGCTTTTTCCAGCAAGGTTTTGAGGAAGGTTAGGATAGTAATAATGTAAATCTTCTACCCTAGACATGCCGGGAGTAGTGATTCCATTTCCAAGGTCAATGCAGTGAAACCAATGAAAATCATTTACAGATTTCACAGGGAATCCTCTCTTTCATTGTTAAAAAAATCACAGCCGTGTGAAATGACAGCCATGCAGTATAGTTTGTATACGTGGAAGCCTTGCGCCGTAGCATAGTGGATTGTATCTTCGCCTCTGCAAAAGCCTTCGAGGGACGGCATATTCAAGCCCGGCGTTTCGTAACAATCGTCGATGACTACTAAAGCTGGCTCACGTAAGAGTTTGGAAACGGCTTTGTACTCTTCGAGGTTTATTGCATAGCTCCCGCCGTCCAAAAAAGCCAAGTCTATCGGGGTAGTCGAAGCAGAGATTGTACTTACTGAGTCCGCACAGATGAGGTTAACAAACGGGTGCAGGCCCTCTTGTACAAGGTATGCAGAGCATGTGGCGACAGCGCTGGGGTCGTTGTCAATCGAAGTGAAGGCCCCGCCATGCTCTTTAATCCATTGAGCGATGTAATAGGTACTGTGGCCGTCTCCGATGCGGAACTCAGTATTGCGTAGACAGCCTGCTTCTACTACGTTCAACGGAATCTGTTTGAGTTTGAGAAGGGCGTTTAGAAATTGTGCAAGATACCAACCACGTCCTTCGTTTTTCGGCGGTAGAGTAGAAAAGATATTATGCAAAGGGCACCCCTTTGGCATTAAGCTGAATTACTTTTCCATCCCTGAAAACTTTGGGTCCTAGCGTCAGCTTTTCTGTCGGTGTTTTCAAAAGCGCGGCAGTGAGCGTCTTTTCAAGCCGGTCATTTAGACTAGCCCATTTGAGTGCGCGGGCGTGATTCTCTTCGATCACGGGAAGCATTTTGTGATACGTGTCCGGCGTAATGTCTTCCATCTTCTCCATCAAGTCTTCGTAGTTCGAGAAACGGATGATGCCGGATTCGTCAAACCACTGCCCTATATTTGGGCATCCCCAATAGAACGGTACAGTCTTGGCGATGAAGGCGTCGATGATCTTTTCGGAGAAGTAGTTTTCCTCGAAAGAGTTTTCGACGACGATGCTGTACTCGTAAGAGTACATCATCTTGCGCTTGTCTAGCCATGGCTGTGTTTTGTTCATGACGAGGCCGGAGGTCTTGACTGATTCGAGCACGAGCTTGCTTGGAAGCGGCGCTTTCACTTTGTCAAAGAGTGCAAGGCGGAAGCGATGGCCCAGCGTCCAATTCTTGGCGCTGACTTGGAAAGATACGCCGTAATCTCTTTCCGGCAGGTCGGTGTACGTTAGGTTGAAAGGCTTCGCCATGTTTTCGTACCACGAATTTTCGTCGCCGGGGCCTGCGCCTTGGCCGTTCCAACTGCAACACGCTGGCCCATTGAAGTAGACCGCGTTCGGGCACTTGGAAAGGATTTGTGGGTTCCAACCCAAGACCACGTTGTAGTTATTGCAGTCCTTAATAATATGAAGCAGGTTTACTCTGTTCGGGCCTTCAAGCGTGAACACGCACTGCGGCTCGTATTGAAGAAAGACTTTGAAGGCAGCCGGGTCCTCGATGGTCTTGACGGCGTAGTCAACGTTGATGACTACTTTTCGATCTCGCGGAACAAGCGCGGGCTTCCAAGGAAACCGAGCATGGAAGATCGGCGTGAATTGTACAGACTTGAATACGCGGTAGCGCATGGTAGACGAAGTCTCTCGCCCGTACTGTGGAGGCTCGATTTTTATCCACGGCAGGTTAAACACCTTTGGATACGGCAGACTATTGCCTTGCTCAATAACAGTCTTAAATCGTTGTTGTGCGGCGGCGCGTTCTCGAAGAAACTTCTCTCTGGCATCAGCAGAGATTTTGGAAACCTCTTCCGACTTCAGCTGCATAGTTTGCAATACAGCTTCATAAACAGCCTCGGCTGTAATAAGTCCTACAACTGCCCGCCCCATTCTGCGGTAGGTCGCTGGTTTCACTTGTGGAACACGAGGGTCGGCGGCTTCATTCATCGGCGGCATCGCTGTCGTAACCAGCACAGCACCGACACTCAGGCCCTCCCACAGCGCATGGCCGTAGCCCTCGTAAGCGGAAGGCATGATGTGGTACTGGCAGGCGTTCATGAGGTTCTTGAGCGCGGGAAAGGCTATGCTTCCAGTGAAGAAAACGTTCTTAAGCGTTTCGTCTTTGTAATCGTTCCCGCGAGCGCCGACTACGTACAAGCGCGGAGGTTTGTCAAACATCTTCCACGTGGCTAACGTCGCTTCGGTGTTCTTCTGTCCGGCTCCGCCGACTAGGTGCATCCAGATTGGCTCCCGTTTGATGGAGGGATCGTACAGGTCCCGTGTCCAATATCCGGTGTAGACGGCCTTCTCCGTGACGGCGCTTATGATGCGGTGTGAGTCGTGTGTCTTGCACAGGACCCGCGTGAGTCCGGCGAACTCTCGATCACACGTGGACCATTCCGGGTTGATGATTAGGTAGTTGTCACAGGCCATCCCAAAGAGATTGGCATCGCAGATTTCGTTGAAGAGATTGATGTCCGCTGGATGGACACTCTGAAACGCTTTGGGATTTTTCGGATGTAGGTTGACCGCGTTGAGTTTCGCGTCAGGGAACTCTTTGGTGAAAAATTCTCGAAGCAACTCATACTCCATCTCTAGTCCACAGCCGTTGTACCACGAAATTAGATTGACGAGCATTAAGCACCCTCGGCTGCATATTTTTTCATTTGGCCTCTCCCATGGTGGTGAGCGTCACATGGGCACGCTCTTCACTGGTAGGGCAACGGAGCAAGTTGAGCATGTCCTTGACCAGAATGCCGTAGGCTACGTATTTCTTAACCGGCAAGAATAGAGGAATGGCTGGCCGTGTTGCCTTGCCATTACGCATTGGTTTGCGATGACTTGGCACCAGTTTGCCCTGCATGTAGCGCAGAAAAATATCGTCTGCCAAGTCCATGTGAGTCTGGCCTTTGAGGGCCAGCCGCGTAGTATAGCGCGGGGTCCTGAATTTCTGTGCGACCACGCAAAGAAGAAGATACACGTCCTCATGCGTTCTGAGGATCGTAGGTACGTCTTTGTAGCTTGGGGTTTTGTTTGTCGGTCTCATATTTACCTTTCCCTTCCAGTGTAACACAACCTTGCCCGGAAGTCAACCCCGTAGATGTCTGGGCAAGAACCCGGCGTAGGTTCGGACGTATTGAGGAAGGTAAGCGTCTCTCATTCCTTGCTCCAATGATCGTCGATGTGCGCGTCTGACTTCATGATGACGCTCTTGTAAATCTCTGCTCCGGCCCGCGTGATGCAGTCTTGAATCAGTTCGCTGATGGCTTCTGCGTTTTGTTCCGGGCTTTCTGTGACCAATTCGTCGTGGACGAGGTTTTCCAGCTTGCCTTCGTATTTAGGCTCAAGCGTGTGCCATAGGAAGGGTTTGCCATTACTGTCAAATCCACAACCAATCGCTAATTTAATAAGGTCCCCGTTCCCGCCCTGTACCGGCGCATTACGTGCCTCACGCCCGATGCTTGCCCACATGCCTGCCATCTCACGGCGAACCTCAGCGTCAATTGGATCACGTCCATATTTTTTTCTATATTTCTGTATCCAGTGCTTCCTTGCCCGGTCGAAGGTTGGGCGTTTGAATAGACGGCGGCGTCCTAGCGTAGTCCTGCTTTCCAGATTCATCGTGGCGTAGGTGCTCAAACCTTCTAGGAACTTCCACAAGGTGGGTACCCACTTTTGGAAACGAACCAAGTCTTTATGTGCTTCTGGCCGGGTCTTGCCGGTGTTGTTGGCGTAGCCTACCTCGCCCAAGCCGTAAATTACACCGAAGTTTCTGGACTTGATCGGAGTACGGACTTCGTTATGCGCCTTGCATTTGCACTTGTGCTTGTTTCTGTAGTATGCGCAGTCCGGCTCCGCTTTTTGCTTCCAGATTTCAGGATAGGCATCCTCAGCGCCCATTGCGTGAACGTCCCAATCTTTCTCGAAGGCTTCGAGCCAGACACGTTCATTCGACATGTCCGCAGCGATGCGAAGTTCGCACCCTGAAATATCAACGGTGATGATCTTGTAACCTTCCCGTGCTTTGAAGCAAGCGCGGTAGGCTTCGTCACTTGGGATGTTTTGGATGTTCGGGTTGTCGGAAGAAGTTCGTCCGGTGCCTGCACCTATTTGGTTAATACTGGAATGGATGCGACCCGAGATTGTTGATATGTACTTTTTTATGAACTCTTCGCCATACGTGCCAACCGCTTTGCTCAGTCCACGCAGTTGACGAACCAGTTTAACCGCCGGATGCTTTTGCAATTTCTCAAGCGTCTTATCGTTTGTGTCCGGCAAGGACCGCGCTTTGATGCCCATCTTCAACAGAGCGGCGCGTAGCTGCTGATTGGAATCGTAATTGATAGCAGCCTCGCCTTGGTATTCTTCTTGGACCTTCTTAGCTTCGCTGATCTCTCCACGGGCTACAAGGTATGCCCGGCGGTATTTGGCGCGGAGTTCTTTGTCCGTCTCTAGCCGCCAGCGCGTCTCCATCGAATTTAGATCGTAGGTGGGCATGACGAAGCGGCCTACGACCGGGATGAACAGTTCGTCGAGTTGCTTGATTACACTGGTTAGCTCTTTCAGCTTGTCTCGGAACACGTCCATCCATGATTCTTTATGGCAGAAGAAACCGTGGACCCGCATGTCGCCGAAGGCGGGAATGGCGTCGAACTCGACTTGTGCTGTTGGAGTCAAGCCATCCAGTTCCAGCAGGCGCATCTGCTTATCTCGGATGCTGAATACTAGGCGAACGTCGAGGGCGGCGTAAATGATTTGCTCCGGCGTGAGTGGCTTGCCAAGATCGTCAAAAGACGTTTGCAGGCTTTTGTCGATGTTGACCTTGCCGTACTTCCGCATCAAATCGTCTAATGCAAAGTAGCCTACCGTCTTGGCGGCTACGAGACCGCAGAGCAGAACTTGCTCCGCAATCATCGTGTCCCAAAAATGCCAAGGACGCAGACCGAATCCCATGCGCGAGTTTTCATATTCAAACTGTAGGAAGTGGCCTAGCTTGAGCCAGTCCCGGCTTTCCAGCGCCGGGCGAAGTGCGGCGATGATGGGTCCAAAAACATCTTCGCGCAGCTTAGACTCTCGCTGTGCGTGCTTGAGCACCCACATTGCGGCCTCGGGGGAAGAGTTGCCGGTCATTTCTGCGTAGGCTTGTGCGAAAGCTAGAAGGTTGATTACGTATTGCTCTTCCCGGTCGCCGACCTGAATGGTACGGACGTAGCGGTCGTTGATGTCCTTGACAACGTTTGTCTCCACGTCAAAGCCAAACGTTTTCTTGCGAGAGAAGAAGTCAGTAATCAGGCTCAGCTTTTCGTTTGTGTCCACCAAGGTAACGTTCATTGGTGGATTGAGGGCAGAAATATCCAACGATTTGTAGAACTCTGAAGGCTGAGGAGTAGTATTAGTCATGGATTTTGACAGCCTCGTTTATCATTTGATGTTTTTTTATACGTGAATTCAGTCTAGACAAAACTTTAGTGCAAGTGCCTTTTATAGGACGATCATCTTCTAGATTTTTTCCTTCTTGTGCGTCCAATAAAATTGCACAACAAGCCATGACATGGCCTAGATGATGCACTTTGCTATCGGAGGCTACTTCTTCTCCATCTAGCCACGCTAATAAATGGCGCATCGCTGCTGCTACATAGATTCTTGCCTTCACATTATTTTTTCGCCAATTGTAAGGATCGTATTTACGTGCTCCGTCCATCATGCCTGTAGCACAATGAACTATAGCTATAGGAGGCACAAGTGATAAATCTACTTTCAAAACTCCTAGCCTGTCTTTCGGGTTTTCCCCCTTTTTACAATGCTTGTTTTTGTTAGCCATTGAAAAGCCTTCTTCCATGTCATAAAATGTTTTTTTCCACGAAGATAGTGAAATATGTGCTGTCGTGGTCCTACAATCACTGTTTTCTTTTTTAGAGCATCCGCAAAACCATTTTCCCAACAATGGCCTCCACGGGTGAAAAGAGTGTCCGGACTAACTGTAAACAAAACAAAATGTGTTGCTTTGTATAGTTCCTTTTTATCTCGTATAGCTGCTTTTCTTAAAAAAGATTCTGAAAGATTTGAAATACTAACTTTCGAAATTATGTGTTCATTTAACCACGTTGAAACAACTTTAATACCTACTGATTTCAAATCGTTAGCTGCTTTAGAAATTTCTTTTTTTCGAGAATAATGACCGGCGAGATATACCTTCATACTTTTTTCCATGAAAAGATGTATCGGATAGCCTGCATCGCCGCACTGTGAACGACGAATGGCTTTTCTCGATTGATACTACTTACGAAACTGCTGATGATGCGAGGTTCATATCTTTCGTACTCAAGCGCAAACAGACGGCAGTGCGGATACACACGTAGTCCACGAGGCCAGCGGTTGTGGCAGTGGCCGTGAATGTTGAGAGTCGCCCCGGCAGGAAGATGCTTGGACGGACGATGAGAAAAGTAAATTCCGCTCATGACGAGGCCGTCGCAAGCGTAGGCAAACCCGCTGTGCTTCATCCACCAGCTTATAGACTTACTATCGTGGTTGCCTCGTATTAGAATCTTCATGCCCGGCAAGGTCTGTATCCAGCCTTGCTTGACGGCGAAGAGCCAAGCTACATCGCCTAGATGAATGATGATGTCTTGTGGAGCTACCAGCCTGCGCCAGTTCCGGCAGATGCGGGCATCCACGTCCTCCGGTCGGCGAGTGTGTTTCTTGATTTCGCTATGGCCGAAGTGCGTGTCTCCGATTACCCAATAGCGCACTTTCTCCGGTTGCACGTTGTGCAGTTCACTGAGCGGTAGCAGGGCTGACACTGGCAGCCTCCTGAGTGAAGGGTTTGGTTACCACTGGCACCGCATGGAGCCGCGCCAGCGCAGTTCTGGCGTTGTACAGCTTGCGGGCTAGGCGCACGGCTTTACGCGCAAGAGACCTCTGCATGTGCCGGTTGGAGAGACCGACTACGCGAGGCGGGCACTTGACTAGCTCGCCGTCCGGCCCTTTGATCGTATCAGCGGCCTTGCAGCTACACAAGGCGTCGCCCTTGTAGAAGATGCGCCCGCACATGGGGCATTCACACTCGATGGCTCGGATAGGAGCCAAAGGCGGAGTCTTGAGGCGGGTTTCGATTTCAATTTGCTCCGCCGTGGTGTCAACGTCTGGATTCTCCACTAGCGTTGTCAGGCGGTCAATCAGAATCATACGGTCAAAAGCGCGGCTCATTGCAGCCACCTCGGAAAGATGAGATTGTACCACGGAAGCCGCTCACGGCGTTCCACAGCAAGGATGTCTTGCACGAGGGAACTGATTGCCTCCGCCGTTATCTTTTCCCACTCGAATGTGGGAATGGGCGTGCCGGACCACGCAAGACGTAGAGCACTCTGTTCGAGTTGCTCGACTATCTCACCGGCTACATCTATAATCAGCCTCTCGTAGTTCTTCCCGTTTGCGTTCATGTCATTCTCCTACATTCCAGACTACAATAAAATGGCTTGTGTTGTCAAGCGAAAAGTGGGTTGCCGGACGGGAATCGAACCCGCGTAGCAAGAGCCACGGTCCTGCGCTCTACCACTGAGCTACCGGCAAACTCGTTAAGGCATAAATAGCTTGCCTCGTGGATTCTGCGGAGGGGGAAAGCCGTACCCGCCTTGAAACATTCCGGGAGGGAAGTTTCCTGATGAGGCGATTTCCGGCATCTTTATCCCGGCCATTGCAATGTTGAATACCGCGCCGCACTTCGCACAGTAGATGACTTGCAAGATGGGGATAGGTTGGCCCGCCGGTATGTCAGGGACTTCCTTTGTGGCCGCGTTCAATTGCAGCGGTTCGTTGTGACAGTACTGGCATTTGGGTAAGACTTTTGGCGGCTGTTTGGCTGCATCTTCGCTCATGTGTTGTCTCCTGATTCAAATAAGGCTTCCTCTGCCTTGCGCCTTTTGAGTAGGCCAGCCAAGTGCTGTCCGCCTGCCATGTCCCACATCTCTAGCACCTTGGCTGCGCCGTGATAGTCTTTGTTGTTGAGCAGCCGGAGTGTTGTTGACTTCTCGAAATTTCCGCTTCCAGCATTGAACACGAAGTCCACAAGGCCATCGAACTCCGGCTGCGTTAGTGGAACATGCACGACGCGGTTGACTTCGGATTCAGCCCATGCCACGTCTGAGAGTAGCCAAGCATCGGCTTGTTCCTGCGTGCAGGTCATGCCCTCGACCACTTTATAGGTATGCCCCCAACCAATGGTATAGACCTTTCCGTTGGCGTCCCAATAGGCTACAAGCCTGCATTGCTCGAAGTTTTCAGTTAACTTCATTCCGTCTTTGGAATATCGCATACTGCTTTTTCCTTCCCATCGTCTTCCTCGATCACTTGGCAGGCGGCTGGTACGATTTCGTCTGTGTTCTGTTCTTTGAATATGGCTGTAATGGCTTTGTCTTGTATGTCAAGAACGACCATGCCCGGCTTGCGTAGTTGGCCTGTGCCGATGATCGTTGCCAAAGGACTGACGATGTGTTCCTCGATCATGCGCTTGATGTTGCGAGCGCCGTGTTTCGGGTCAGACCCCTTGCTCAGAAACTCATTCAATTTCGTAGTCACGCCAAGTGTGAACACGAGTTGTTGTGGGGTGGGACTGCGTTCGTTTGCAGCCATCACGACACTCAACCCGCGATTCCATACTTTCCAAACTTCGATGTTAATGATTCGGTTAATGGCCTCGGCGGTGAGAGGCTTGTATACCAGAATCTTGTTGATACGCCCCATGAACTCAGGGTCGAACTTTCGTTTCGCGGCGGAGGTAGCCTGCTTTGAAATGTCCCTGAAAGCCTCGACGTAATCCCTAGCCTCGGCGAAGCCAATGGACTCTTGGTTGATGACCCGGCTACCTACGTTGCTGGTGAGAAAGATGAGCGCCCGCGTCAAGTCGATGCGCATATTGCGGCCATCGTACATCTCACCTTTGTCCAGAATGCCCAACAGAAGCTCCCACAGGCGTGGGCTGGCCTTCTCAATTTCATCGAAGAGTATTACGCTCACCTTCGGGCCTTCTTGCGTCCAGCCACGTTGTAGGTTCTCGGGACATAGAAGTGGGCGTGTACCCTTGTTTCCGGCCTCGGCGGGGTTGTAGTGCCCAGCATAGCCCGGTGGAGACCCTATAATGCGAGCTACTTGGTGATCTTCGGTATATTCTGCGCAGTTGATCTTTATCATGCAATCCGGGTCTCCGTGGATTGCTTCGGCGATTGACTCTACGGTCAACGTCTTGCCAACCCCAGTCGGTCCCAAAAGTAAAGAATTAAACATTGGTTTAGAAGGGTCTGACAGGCCAACCCACGCAACCTCGAATGACCTGCTAAGATCATTTAAGGCGTCGTCCTGACCCACTATGCGCTTGAAGAGCAAGTCTTCAAACTTTTGCCGCGCTTTGGTTTTAAGTGTCAGGTCCAGCGGAATGTTAGCCATTTTTATCCTGTAAATAATGAATAGTAGCTTTAAGAATTAAAATACTATCCTTAAAACCGGATTATGAATTTTATAGACATAGCAATGTTTCCCCGGCAATTCAATCGAAATCAATTCTCCTTGGTCATACTTTGCTCGAAGTTTTTTCACGAACGGTTTGTAATCCCCATTGTATTTCGTCCTAAGTGCGCGGGAATGATAAGTCCGTCCGGTTTCGGGGTCTGTGAATCCTCTGTCCTTTCCGCTGAGACCTATATATTCAAAATTGGATGCTTTGTAGATTACACCGCTATGTCCGTGCATCGGGTCAGCATAACTAACAACAATTTTGATTTCAGGCGCATTCTTTTTAATCCAACGCAAGGTATAGCCGATCATGCGGCTTTCAGCGTTTTTCCCCACCGAATCAAGGAAAACTAATCGCCGTAATTCCAGTACCTCTTTTTCGGATTCTCCAAATCTTTTCCAAGCCGTAGTTGAAAATTGACCGTAAACAACCGCACCGACCAACGCGCCTTTATACGTGGCCGAAAAGCAGAAAGAAATTTTCACCCCATTCAAATTATGTGAGTAATGATGCTGTTCTACAAACATCCGAATATCCGAAAGTTTGCATTGCGCAATTACAAAATCTGTCGCTGAAATTTGGAGCGAAGGAGTCGGAATCGAACCGCTACCTGACTGCTGGTTGACAGTCTGTCCTACCATTAAACGACCTCCGCACTTCTGCAAATTTTCATATTTTACCTTCGCACCAACAAGGCATCCATATTAGCCCGTAGTGGGGGCACTTAAAGTCTTCGTGCTCCCACCACTGACCGCAATTAGGACAACGGTGTGGGTGAAGGGCCGTTCGTTCTTTCTTTACCGGCCCTTCTTTTGCGTCATTTGCTAGCTTCGCTCGTTTTACTGACGCCATCTTTGGCCTCCGTTTGTTTCAGGCGCTCTGTCATGGCTGTGAGAACTTTTTGGTACGTCTCAGTCACAGCCGGGGTATTCAAGGTGTCAATGGCGTTGCGCCGTCCTTGACCGAGGCGTTCGTTGTTAAAAGCGTACCATGCGCCCGATTTTTCTACTATACCATACTCCACGGCATTGTCAAGCAAATTCCCGGTCACGTCCAAACCCCGGTCAAACAGCAGGTCTATTTCAACTTCGCGGAACGGCGTCCCTACTTTGTTCTTTACGGCTTTGATGCGAGTCCTGTTTCCAATTATTGGAGCATCTTCGCCAGACCCTTCTTTGATTGCGCCGATGCGCCGCATGTCCAGCCGGACAGAGGCATAGAACTTCAAAGCACGTCCGCCGGTGGTGGTCTCCGGCGAGCCGAACATAACACCAATCTTTTCGCGGATTTGGTTGATAAATATCACGACCGTCTTGCTCTTGTTGATCTTGCTCCGCAGCATCCGCATAGCCTGTGACATGAGCCTAGCCTGTAAGCCTACGTTGGCATCGCCGATCTCGCCGTCAAGCTCGGCTTGGGGCACCAGTGCGGCAACGGAGTCTACAACGATCACTCCGAAGGCGGCGGATTCGACAAGCATGTCCAAAATTCCAAGAGCTTCTTCTCCGCTGTCCGGCTGGCTAATCATGAGAGCTTTAACATTGACTCCGTTTGTCGATGCCCACTTCGGGTCTACGGAGTTTTCTGCGTCGATGTACGCGGCTAGCTCGCCCACAGCTTGTGCAGCGCCGACAATGTGCAGCGCGAGGGTGGTCTTGCCGCTGGCTTCTGGTCCGAAGATTTCGATGATGCGTCCTCGGGGTACTCCGCCTATACCGAGAAGATCGTGATCGACGCTCCAAATGCCGGTAGGTATATGCGGCATCGGTATGCCTAGTTGTCTGGCCATAGAGAAGATCGCTCCCTTGCCGTACTTCTCTTCAACTTTCCCAAAAACTTGACTGGCTGCTTTCAGCTTGTCCTGTTTGGTTTGCGGTGTTTCGACAGGTACGTCGCTCATGTTTCTTTTTCTCCGGTTTCAAAAGGTCTTTAACGAGAGATGTTACAAAATCTCGTATTGCTTCTTCACGAACGTTCTGCGCTCGCATGATCTTGACTTCGTAGGCGTAGTATTCGCAGGCTGTTTGGAAAAGCAGTTTTGCTAATTCTTGTGTTTTTTTAAAAGAAAAGATTTCTTCAGACAAATCCCCATATTGTGCATGGTCAGGTCCGGGGGTGATGATGTGAAGCTGGCCGTGCTTGTCAACACGAAACTCAGGAAGAGCCATTGCGGGTCGTCCTTTCCGGCCTGTTGTAGGTCTCGCTAAAGTAGTCCTTGATTGGGTAGATGCCCCGGCGCTTGAAGGCTTCTCCTAGCCGGTCAATCAGAAAGACGTACTTCTGCGTTTCTGGAATGGAAACGCGCACGGTATCTACTAGGTGATAAAATAACCGGCGGTGGTGCGGAGGCAACGTGTGTTTTACGGTGAGGTCAACGTCCGTGATGAAATCACTTTGCGTTGGTTTGATTCTTCCCTCAGCGCGGGTAGCTGGCGACTCTCCCGGATTGCGACCGGGGTTGATCGACGGCACGCATCCTGATATACGCAAGGATTCCTGATAAGGAAAGAATACACCTTCAAACACGCTTTGCCAGTACGAACGCACTGGCGTCGGCTTTTTTGGCTTAGGCTTGTCTTTGTGTTTACGCAGACGCTTCATTGGGGTCTCCTGTCTGAATGACTACGCCAGTCGCTCCGTTTGGACTCGACGGTGAGGTTGGAAAGATCACGCATTGTAGCAGCCTCAGAAAGTCTATCCAGTTCATCGTGACCATCGGCTCCGTCTTATTGCGAGAGTGAATGAGAAGGAGCATGAAAGCACTGTTTTGGTAGACCTCTTTATAATCCTGAAACGTCTTGGCGACGTTTAGATGCTCGACGTTTTTGCATTCTATATTGAATGGCAATATCTTACGAGCCGCCGGGCTGAGCATGATGTCGGAAAAGCCTTCTCCGCCTTGCGTAGCCATTGGCCGTGATACGATGTCATCAGCCACTAGGCCAAGATTCTTCACAAGCTGTAAAAGATCGAAGGCTACTCGTTTCTGTAGCCTACGGCCTTTTGCTTTGCAACTTGATGTTTTCATGAACAACCCTCCGTCCAATTCATGCAAACGTAACACGCTCCGTTGCGAACGGTGATGGCCCCGCAATCTTTGCAGGCTGGCGCGTCTGTAGTTTGTGTAGAAATGGTGACGCCTTCAGGGTGCTCAGCGGAGATAAGCATGGCTCCGGCAGATTCGTTTGACGACGGGGGCACAGCCTTTTTATTTTCTTGTTGTTGTGATGGGGGCTTAAGGAATTTAGAAATAAGCCATCGCCCAACATAGTCCATGGGACTTTTAGCAAATTTTATATCTTGATTTTTCGTCCATCCGCTAGGCTCGAACCGTGTGTGAGCGAGCTTGCTGCACAAGTCTTCCAGCGGCACACCGTATTGCAGCGCAAGAGAAGCAACAATGGCAAAACAGTCCATCACGCCTGAGATTGTTGAACCTTCTTTGGACATGTTAATGAAAAGTTCACCGGGAGTTCCGTCTTCGTATAGACCTACAGTGATGTAGCCTTCGTGACCGGCAATGTCCATCTTGTGAGTGATGGCTTGACGCTCATTGGGCAGCCTACGGCGTTCTGGCATTGGTTGAGTCCTCATATAGATTTGTCCTGTACTTGCGGCTCGACCGGGACGGCGGAGCCAATCGAAGGAACGCTATCACGTTGACGCATTTCCTCCGGCTTCACTTCACGGACTGTGGACGTACCCCCTTCCATGAATAGTGTCGTAGCTCCTCCCGGAGAGTACCGGCTCAAGTCTACGCGGGCTAGCATGTATGGCCCAAAGTTCTGTTCCTCCTCGACAAATCCTTCAAACTCATTTGCCTTAATAACGCCGACGCGGTTGCGATGCAGGCAGATCATAGCATCAACGTTCTTTTCGATTGCGGCGGAGCCAGAGGCGTGTCGGCTAGCGACGATCTCATTGGCCTCGGGTCGGCGTGGTTGAATGACTAGAACGATGAACAGCCCAAGTTCCATGGCAGTAGCCTTGATGCGGGCACTGAGGTTGGAGATTTCTTGGGCTTGATGTTGGATGCTTTTGCACATCAACTGAAGGTTGTCCAGCACCATGAACTTGATTCCGTATCGGCGGACGGCTTGCCGGATTAGGTCAAAAACTTTTTCGGTGTCCTGCGGGTTAGTCTTTCCAAGCAGCAGGTCTGCCGTTCTTTGGCGCAAGACTTCTCTAGCCTTTTCGGTTGTCTCTTTCGTGTACTGGCTTCGCCCCGGTGTGTCATCGGTCTGTGTTACGTGGCAAACCCATTTACGAGCGATGCGACGCGGCGGCATCTCGAAGCACAAGAATAATCCCGGCTGATTTAGCTTCACTGTGAGGTAGTCGAACCAGTTCATGCAGAACGTAGTCTTACCGACCTTGCCCTCCGCAATGACTCCGCATACGTCGCCGTACTCATTTCCCCCGAGCACGATGTCCAGCGATTTCCACGGCGTATCAATCGGCGCATCACTGGTCCCACGCTTGTCAATCTCGGCGTCGATCTCGTCCAGCGCCGTGAACATATCAGAGACGCCCGGCACTTCCAGCGGCTTTGCTTCGCTCTTCAACTGTGCGAAGTCTTCGGCGGTATGCCCGGCCTGAATCCATTCGCCAAGGTCCTTGCCGTCCTGCCCATCTTTGCGTTTGAAGGCGGGTAGTTTAATCAGCAGGCATTTCTCGATTCCGATGCGCTTGATGATTTCTGCGGCGGCGTCCTGCCCGGCCTTGTCAGAGTCGTACAAGATGTAGATTTGACGATGTGGGTCCGGCGCTAATGCCCGCTGGTCCCACCATACGTCTAGCCGGTCAATCCACGTAGCTTTCTTCATGTTCGCGCCGGGCACACCAAGTACATTGTCGTAGCCAAGGCTCATGAGTGAAATGCAATCGGCCTCTCCCTCGACGAGGATTAGCTCCGTGGTGTCGGAGTGAATTACATCGGCGTGGTAGATCGGATTTTCGCGGCCTTTGGAGCCAAGGAATCGTGGTTCCTTGCTACCGTCCGGGCGTGTTTCGAGCCTATGCAAGGCACGCATCTTGGCGTACTGGTAGTTTCCGGCATTGATGTACGGATAGACTAGCCAGCGCCGGGCTTCATTGTTTACGCCTAGCAGAAGGCCGAGCTTCATACGCTTGATAACGTCCAATGAGAAGCCGCGCTCCGTGACGTAGCGGAATGCCTCGGCGTCATTCAGCAGGCGTTGATGACACTCTTCCAGCGGAGGCAGAGGCAGCGTTTCTCTTGGAACGGCGTCAAGCATGGAGCGAATTTCTACGCCGGGGATAGTCGCATCGCCTAGCTCTTTCTTGAGGCTTTTTAGCGTTCCTGACCGTCCGCATACTTTGCAGTCGAAAAGATAGTCCGGCTGGTTTTCCGGGTGGTTGGCGTTGACCTTCGGGTCCGTGCTGACGTAGAAGTGCTGCTCTTTCCCGCACAGCGGGCAATCAGTTAGAATCTGTGAGTCATTCGAGCACAGCTTGTGAGGCCAGCCCTTCGACTTCACGTAGACTAGCGCCTGAGATTCTTCGACCGGCATTGGTTCTTCGTAAGGCATTACGCTCCTTGGTTTTCAAAGTGTTCATCGCAAAGATGAATGGTTTCGTTTCCAGACTGTACTGTATGGTTCCCGTCTTTGTCGCATTGTTCGTACTGTGCTCCATTCAAAATGTTGGCCCGGCGCTCCGATGGTAGCGATTGTTGCGAGAAAAAGGTATAGGCTTCCGACCGTAAATACGTTCAACCAGTGGCTCATTTGTTTATCCTCAGCCCGAGTTTGCGCCGGAGCTTCCGGCACATGATCTCGAATTTTTCCCTAAGCTCATCGGTCTCGTTGGCGTAGATCGTGTGCGAGCCGATGCGGATAGCGTAGTGTGGGCCTTTCGGCGGAGCATCCTCAAGACGCGAGGCATACGAAGTAAAGTAGTTCCAGCGTTCCAAGCTGTTCATTACCGCCACTTGCTTTGCATCAAGACCTAGCAGCGCCATTGGACCCCCTTCTTTACCAGTAGAGGCCGGTGTTACCCGGCCCCACCCGGCTCCGCGTCGGCGTGACGAAGCATACACCCCAATCTTGCCCGTCGAAACCGTAACAGGCCCACAATAATCAGCCATAATTTCCCTACGGTCATGGCACGATGTTGTCTGTATACGCCTTGCTTTGCAACACACGTCTAAGAACTTGCCTAACAACTAGGGTATGGCTGATTATGGTGGACCTGCGGAGGCGGTGAACGCCGTCCATTAAACTCGGTAGGGGAGTCCTTCGACTCCCCATCCTTGTATGCAAACTACGCATTTGCGTAAAGCACCTTCGTGTTTTTCGCAGTTAGTTTTGAGAGTTGATTTCGGAAGTCTCCCACTCCCGGCTCAAATAAGCGCCGTTTCCTCTTACCCCGGTCGATGCCATTATACCCCCGTATGGTGGAGGTAGAGAGAATCGAACTCTCGTGTCGTTGTATAGTCATACGGCCTGTTTATGAGCGTACTTTATAATAGCTCTCGGCGGACCAGAACGCCGGGCTACTGCCAGTACCAAGGGGCCTCACGGCCTCCACCATCTGATCTACCTACAGGATAACACAACCCCTTGCTCAAGTCAAGACTTTCTTAAAACTTTTGAAAGAGCAATTTGAGCCATTCCTTTAGTTATCCCTTGTGGAATAGGTATTCTAAATCTCCGTAAAAGTCTAAGTTGTGCAAGCGTAGCTTCATCTTTATGCCAACGCGCCTCTCGTCTCACCAGTGTCATTTCTTCGGGGCAAAGCAATCTTACAAATTCTTCAGCGATTCGGAGAGCTTCTGGCAAATCATTGATGTTATGTTCGTCAACATGATTTATTTTTTCGCCCAATTGCCCACTTACATGCCATTTCTGTACAAGGTCTTCATACACATCTAGCCTACCGCTTTTCAAATATAGCATGTAATGGCCGTCTGTAGACTTATGCCACTGTAACTTTGATGCTCCAAGAATTTCTTCTGCCCATTTGAAAGAAAACAAATCGACGCTTACCGCGTAGCTTCTGAGCTTCAACAGGTCTTGTGCGTCTTTCAGGTTGGCGTTCGGATGCTCTTCTTGAACCTTGTTGAAATAGTCCAGCGCCGCTGTTACTGTCCGCCCTTGCATGTCCATGCGTTCCGACATACCGAAGAGTTTGGGGACTGTGATGAGCGAGTGCTTCGTAGTGGCGTCCACAACGTCCAGTAAGATGCAGTCTTCCTTTTTAATAGGCGTATTGTCGGCTCTGGCTTCAAGCAGATTATTGAGACCGTCCGGGATGCGCGTGCCCCGGCCTGTGCATTGGACGTAGAGGAGTTGGGACTTGGTTGGCCGGGCCATGACGATGCAGCCGATGTGCCAATCGTCGTATCCTTCGGTGAGGACGGCGCAGTTGCATAGAACTTTAATGGTTCCATTTCGCAGCGCCATAAGTTTAAAGGCCCGGTTGACATCCTCTCCCCATACGGCAGCCGCCGCGATTCCATGGGCTTGGAAAACAGCCGCCATTTGTTGAGAATGGCTAATTCCGACGCAGAAAACCAAGGTAGGTCGTCCTTGCGCTTTTTCGAGCCAGTGCTTGACGACAAGCTCATTCCGCTGAGAGTTGTTAACAGCATTTTCCAATTCATCTGTAGCAAAGTCGCCAGCGCGGGTATGTACTCCATCCAGCGATTGATCTGTTGTAATCTTGTAGCCTCGGAGGTTGACGAGCCACCCTTGTTTGATGGCATCGAGAATGCCCATCTGGTAAGTGACCTCTGAAAACACTTCGGCAAGGCCCTTTCCATCCGCACGATTAGGCGTAGCGGTAACTCCAACATGTAGGATGTGGCTCGTGTCGGCCAGCACTCCGAAGTACTGGTAAATGGTTTGGTAACTGTCTGCGATTGCATGATGAGCCTCGTCTGTGACTATGATTCCAAAGTCTTCCGGCCTCAGTGCTTGCAAGCGGTTTGAATTCGCCCGGCTGAGTGTGGGCACGCTACCGACTACAATCTGCGAATTGTTGTCGTCGCGCAGATAACCCATCTCAATTGCCACTGACAATTCAGGATTCCATTTCTTGATCTTGTCTGCGGCCTGCTGCGCAAGCTCCTCCCTATGCACTAGAACTAACATACGCTTATTTGGTATCAGTCGGGGAAGATTCGCAAAAACTACAGTCTTACCGACGCCGGTAGGCATGGTAACCAATTGACGCTTCACGCCTAAATACCATTTGTTAGTGATCGCTTGGAGGGCATCGACTTGGTACGGACGCAGTTTCATCAATGTCTCTTGTAAGGTTTGGGATAGCTGAGGATTTCTACTCTGACCCATGCGAGGCCAGCGTCTACAAAGTCTAGCTA